TTAGTGGAGCTAACTTAACTAACTTACCTGTAGACCTTACAAATTTAAGTGCTACAAATTTAACATCGGGGACAATACCTGATGCTAGATTCCCAGCTGTTTTACCAGCTATTAGTGCAGCTAATTTAACTAACCTTCCATCAACAGGAGGTTTGACTGGTGGATCTACAGACGAATTATTCCTTGAGTCAGATAATGTAATGAGTAACAACTTTACAACAGGAACAAATAAGAATTATCTGAATCTTCTTCCGTTAACAATTAACGCAACATTAACTGTGACAAGCGGAAGCAATATATCATTTGTATCAGTTTAGAGCTATGTTACCTAAATTACTCTATTTGTTTAGTTTGACAGAGTTAACAGGCTCTAGCGGTGAACAGTTATTTGTAGAAGCAGATAATCAAGTTAGTAACAGCTTCACAACAACACCCAACAATAACTATCTTGCAATAAGTCCAATCAGCATTTCACCCGGTTCTGTCCTAACTGTGACAGACGGAGCTGTTGTGGACTTTTATTAAACAATATTATTATGTCAAAATTAAATGTCAATGAAATCGAAGCTACTAGCACTAATACCAATGTAAAAGTTGTTCCTAAAGGTGCTGATGCTACGTGTGAAATTAAAGGTGGTACTGATGATGCGACTTTACAACTAAATTGTTCAGCACAAAGTCACGGAGTCAAATTAAAAGCACCAGCTAACAGTGCGGGTCAGAACTATACAATGATCTTGCCTGATAATCAGATAGCAGCAAATAAATTACTTAAAGTTAAAAGCATTACTGGTACTGGTGCGAGTGCTGTTGGACAATTAGAGTTTGCAGATCAACCTTCACAAGATATAACTTCTTTAAATGCTAGTGCTTTAACATCAGGAACTATACCTGCTGCTAGAATGCCTGCTATTCCCGCATCCGCAGGGGCTGGGTTGCAACTTGTTTCAAAATTTACTGTCTCTACTGCTGTTAGTAATGTCGTAATTTCTATTAGTGACCAAGATGCAGTATATAAGTTAATAGGAAGAAATATACAACTTTCAGCATCTTCTAACTTCGAGATGCATATTCAAAATTCCGCTGGTGGTCAGTATTCAAGTGGTATTGACTATACAAGAACATATCACAACAACACTAGCACGTCAGGGGCTGTTTATGCAATTACAAGTAATGGAAATTACTCTACTTTACCTCTAAGTGTTTATGCCAATGTTGGTCATGCATTTACAGCACATTTTGCCCCTAAACAAGGTACAAATTTTATGATGATCGAAGGGCTGTCTACATCAACCACAGGCGTAGGCTCAAGGCATCAGCAATTTATAACCATGTTTTACAACTGGCAAGGGATGTCTAGATTTAAATTTTCTCCCGCTACAGCAAGTGCAACCATTCAACCAAACTCAGAGTTCTTACTTTACAAATATATAGAAAGTTAATTATGTCAAAAATTAAAATTAATGAAATTGAATCAGTAAGTACTAACGATGATTTAACAATAACACCAACTGGTACAGGTGTATTTGAAGTGGCTAATGAGGATCAGCAGTCATCTATACAGCTTAATGATTCACTACAAGTAAATAAAGTAAAAATAAAAGGACCAGTTAATACTGCAAGCCAAGACTATACAATGGTTTTACCAGCAACTAATATAACTGCTGATAAATATTTAAAAGTAGATTCTATAACAGGTAGTGGCTCTACAGCTACAGGACAATTAGGATTACATACTGTTACACCAGCAGATCTGACTAATTTAGCTGGTACTAGCTTTACAAGCGGCACAGTACCGGCAGCTAGATATAGCCTTCTTGCATCACAAGGTGCAGGGTTACAACATGTTCAAACACAAACAGTTACATCGGCATCTACAGTGAGTGCTATTGACTTTACTGGTTTACAAAACGGTACGATGTATAAATTTTTTATAAAAAGCATGACAACAAACCCGATTGCTAATTACTCAAAATTTCAAATATTAGATACAAGTGGTTCCCTTATAACTTCTAAGCTGAATTGGGAACAAATTTATTATGACAGTAACTATCATCAAGGTAGTACAACTGATAGCTCTATTATTTTTGACACCTCCAATAATCAAAATCAAGGTTTTGTAGGAGAGCTTTATACAGCAGATCCTAATTCATCTGGTCAAACTGCTAATTTTGGAATGTTTAGAGGTGTAGCCTCAGATAGCCAGTATACTAAAATGAGACTATATTTTTCTACCCATTCAACTTATTATACCCAAATATATGGAGTTAGGTGGCAAGCTGATAACGCCCCAAATAATTATTTTACAGTGGGTACAGAAATAGCAATGTATAAATATAGTGAAACCTCATAACTTATAATATTATGTCAAAAATAAAAGTCAATGAAATAGAAAGCAGCAGTACAAATGTAAAACTAGCTGCTAAAGGATCAAAAATTGTAAAAGTTCAAGGTGCGGGCGGAGCAGATGGTACATTACAACTTACTTCTGGTACACATAGTGTAAAAATCAAATCCCCCGCTCATAGTGCTGGTCAATCTTACACTATGGTTTTACCAGACAATAATATTGAAACAGATAAATTTTTAAGAGTTAAAAGTGTTACTGGTAGTGGAGCTACTGCTACAAATCAGCTAGAGTATGCGACTATTACTGAACCTGATATTACAGCTTTAAATGCTACTAATATAACGTCAGGAACTGTACCAGCTGCAAGATTTGGGACTAGCATCTCAGCAAGTGTAGGTGCACTTCAATTAGTTTCAAAGACAACTGTTGGATCTACAGCTGTCAGCTCAATCGATCTAACTGGTTTTGAATCAGGATATCATTATTTATTAATTGCTAAAAAACTAATACAGGATGGTACACCAGCAAACTATGTGTACCTTGATGAGTATCAGGCTGATGGATCTAATTTTTATAGATCTGGTAATATAGTAATGGGTGGCACAGGTTATCTACCATATAACACTACTTTTAGTTGCGGTGTGACTTATGTGCAACCGGGTCAGTCAAGTCAATCGGGACACAAACAGCTGGCGTTTGTTGCTGAAATAAATAACGCAGCAACACGTGGAACCATGCTCATAAACGCTATGCATATGGGTTATAACCAAAATATAACGTGGAACTATTTTCAAGGATTTATTGGAACATGTAATGCAGACCAATACTTGCATACTATGAAAATTAAACCAGTTTATTCATCTTGGAACTTTATACAAGGTTCTGAAGTACTACTTTACAGATACGGAAAAATTTAATGTACAAAATGGTAGATGGTCAAACCATCAAAATGACAGACGCAGAGATTGCGGCAGCTCAAGCATCTGATCCAACAGATGCTGAAATTCTTGCTAGAAAATGGCAACAGATAAGAGCACAAAGAAATCAAAAACTTTCTGAAACAGACTGGAGAGCTGGTAGTGATCTTACATTACCTGATGCTTGGAAGACATATCGTCAGGCACTCAGAGATGTACCTACTCAGTCAGACCCAGATAGCATCACTTGGCCGACAGAACCTAGTTAACTTATAAAATATGGAATTACCAGTTTTATATTTACCAGATGCTTACGACTTTCCAAATTTTGAATTTGAATTACCTATAGGAGAAATACCACAGTATACTCCTTTAGTAGTTCCACCCAGTGATTTAAGAGCCCCAGCAGGGGTTGAATCTAAGATTGAAGCAGCGTCTGAACAAGGAACTGCTACCAATCCAACAGCTGGTATAAAACAGGTAGATATACCCATAATCAAAGTTAAAGTCCCTGTCCCCGAAAGTGAGATATTGATTACTGCTGGAACAACAGCAGTGATTTCTGTAGCAGCCACCCTTACAGCTACAGCAGCTTTTAAATGGCTTGTTACAGCTATGAAGCCAATATTAAAAACAACATGGAAGAAGATACGTGGAAACAAAAACCCTAAAACCTGACGAACCAAAGAAAGGTTTACTAACAAAATTAAAAGAAAATGTTGATGATCATGATGAACAGATGGCAATACTTGGTGCAGCAGTGCGTCTTGGTGTTGTTATCTGGTCAGGATTTATTATCACCTTAAATTATGTGGAACTGCCGATGGTTAAAAAAACTAACTCATCTGCCGATATCACTTTCGTCGCTTCGATTTTTACTGGAGCTCTAGCCACCTTCGGGCTGTCTACAGGCAACACTAAAAAAACTGGAAACGGCAACACATCAACTACAACAAAAACAAAATGAAGAAATGGATTCTTCTCTTAGCTCTGTTGTCACCCGCAGCTGCAAGAGCAAACACAATAACCCCAAATTTTACACAGGGGTCAATGAACTCAACGACAACAACTACCCAAACAATCAAAGAGGTCTCAAAAACTCAAACTTTTGGAGCAGCAATAAAGAGCTGGTCTGGAAGCAATGTAGAACCTTCATCCAATATTGTGGCAGCAGATACAACCTTTTCTGTAAAAGACGTGACCAAACCTTGGACAATGGAAACAGCAACCCGAGCAGCTGGTCTAGTCGAACAAATAGACGCAACAATCGATATCACTACAAATACTACTACTACATCCTTATCAGTCTTCTCACAATAAATCCTATTACTGTTTTAGCAGAAGAAGAAGTTACGAATCACTCCAACCCTGTTGCAGCCGCAACGGGGAATGTGACCAACAGTGCGGTACAATTCCAAAACAACGGAACTTCGTCAAGACAGAACTATGGCAGTGGAATCGCATGTAATGGATCAACTATGACCTTTTCACCTTTTTACATGGGAAACCATATTAACCCATACTCTGAAAAAGATGGTCTTGCTGGGTTACATCCCTCAAGCTATCAGTTGAATGAGAACTGGGGATTTCAAGTTAACTTTATGGTTCCTCTTGATAAACGTGGATTAGAGCAATGCAGACGTATTGCTGCGAGACAAGAAGAAAAGATGAGGTTAGATCATGAGCTGGTACGTGCTCTTAAATGTGCCGAATTACAACAGAAAGGATTTACTTTTAGACCTGAGACACGTGTAGCACATATGTGTTCAGACGTAATTCCTATTCAAGCGTTGTTACCACCTAAACCACCTAAACCAAAAAATAAACTACCTTGGCAAAAATGAGTACATTATCACAACAAATAGCAGCACGTGATGAGGCTGCTAAAAAGAAGCCTAAGAAAAAGGCTGCAAAGCGAGACGAGCACGGACGCTATATTAAAAAGGCTACGGAGGAATAATGTTAGCAATACTTAAACCAATCGTACTTGCTTTTTTAAAGACAGACAAGTTTAAACTATTTGTATTTCAATTACTTGAAAAGCTTGTAGAACAAACAGACAACGATCTTGACGATCAAGCCCTAGCTATAGTTAAAAAAGGATTAGATATTAAATGACCGATACAAGAGTAATACCTAAAAAGGCTGCTGAAGAACGATTTAACGAGTTACACTACCTTGTTACTGAAGATTTCTTACGTAGAATCAAAAGTGGCGAAGCAACAACTCAGGACTTAAAGGCAGCATGTGATTGGCTAAAAACCAACGATATCACAGGTGTTGC